GCCACCTCTCAGATAGCCACCAATCGCCGCAATCAACAACCCGGAAGGGTTGTAGAATCGGCGCGGAACCCGGTTAAGGTTCCGTGGAACGGCAATCGAGTCCTCTAGGACGGTCAGAGTGGGTACGACAGCACGCGAGTATCGGAAGAGATAACTCTTCTTACGACTCATACGTACCGAAGTATAACCAGTTCTGACCGCTTCTAGGGGAACACGAATACCGGCGTCAGGGCCCATCCATGCGGGTATTGCCATAACCCGCACAGAGTCCCGGAGATAGCCGATAGTTCGGATGAGGGGTATCCCCCACCGCGCAGACCATTCATTTAGGAGGTTGATAGCTACAAAGCGTGATTGCGGAGTGAGGAGTGACTTTATGTACACTCCCCTGACGTCATGACCACAATAGTAGTCATGCCCGCACGACTCACGGAATGTCCCGTACTTGTCGGTAAAGGACTTCTCGCTGTTTACGTGGAACCCCAGGATCTCCAGGAGACGAACAAGACGCTCGACCAAAACGGTCGGGCAGGCTATATCGTCCCCGAAGACTCCCCAAGTTGCCACGACAGACTCGGCGCGCCGTAAAGGCACGCCCATCTGCTTAGCCACAGCTTGAACACAACACGAGAACACGATAGTCTGAAGGGGAAAGGTATAACCATTCCCCATAGTACTAATCATGTGTAAAAGAACTCGCTCTCCTCTCAACTTAGTAAAGGGACAGCGGTACTCGCAAAGGGTGTCAAACACCCACTGCGGCAATACCGTGTCCAACATACCAAGAGAAAGAGAGTCAGAAGCACTTTCGAGGTCGATCGTTGAGATCGCCCCGGCGATGCTACCTAACCTAGCAAGTTCAGCGTTCCTCTCCTGTTGAACCGACATGTCTATCCCGTAACGGGAAGTCAAGCGATCCTCAAGGATTGCACCAAGGCCGAGCTGAGCAAACATGTTCAGACTCGGTTCAGTGCATATGGTCCGCTTCGTGTCGCGATTCTTTTCGACGAATGACATCGAAGACTCGCACGTAATGCTGGGCAGCCCAAACGTGATTAGCCGAGAAAACTCGGCGTCACGCCAATTGGGGTCTGCTGCGCACCACGCCGTGTATGTGTAATACACGTCAAGTGACGTTGCAGTAAGTTTGGATGAGAACAACTTCGTATAGAAGTCGACCCCATTTGCGCCAAGGCTTGCGCCTGGACCGCACCTTCCACGATCAAAGATCGCTTGAGGTGAAAGATCCAGACACTCGCCACCGGGATGGAAAAAGTCGTCAAGCTCCTTCTTTAGGAGCCCAACAAGCTCGTCCTCCCAGCTAAACTGCGTGTTCAGTCGCCATTCTGCGCATTTAGAATTGATGCGTAGAAATTTCGCATGAGCTGCGTCTTCGGCCTCGGCCGTAATCTCGTCCCGAAATTTCTTCGGGACTGACCGAACCAGAGACCGCGACGCAACTACTGAAGGCGACGCTTCATTTTCCCAGTCGTCGGATAACCTCAGACAAACGCGTGGCGCGCTAGTCCTCGGTGTATCAACGCATTCCCGATAAGCTGAATCAGCTCGTCGTACGAGTGCGCCGAATACATCTCCGACTGGAGAGCCCGCATACAAACCGGACGATCTGAACCGGAGGATGGAGGGCAGAGACGTTCCAGCTCCTCTATGAGGAACTGACGCATCGTCTGCTTGAACCATCGCTCCGAGATCTGATCCGGATACTCGGGAACAATCAGAGGAAAAACCTCTTTCATGCGCTCGAGAAATGTTTCTGAGGAAATCGAAGTCATGGTAGTCATAAAGGTCCTTGAGTAAGTGTTGAGAAAGAGCAGTGATTGATATCACGGTTCGCCCCTAAGTGTGAACGTCCCCTAAGGGAGGTTTACGCCCAAGAACAGAGCCAAAAGCGAGGCTACCAAGCTCGTGACTATCTTGACTATCTGCCTCTTGTTAAAGGAGGCCATTGATCAAGGTGTCCCCGAGCCCAGCTGACTGCTGACTCAAGCTGCCGATAAGCAGCGAGAGGGCAGCACGGATGTCTTCCGGTTCGATCAGATCAGCACCTGCCACGACCGAGAGGTCGCAAGACAGGACGCAAACCTGAGGAACTTGGTTCGTACCGGGCGAAGTGCCCTTACGAACCTTAACGTTATAGACATTCCGTGGCTGGTTTGGCATCACCCCGGACACGGGACTCGGAGCGGACGCAGGACGGATGTTCTGCGGACGCGAGAACGAGATCGTGAACGGCTTGCTCGCCCCGTGGACGTCTACGCCAGTCTGGGTGCCGCCTAAAGCGGTCACCGCATACTGTTTCGTATACGCGTTTGGGGGCGTGTCGGCCACATGGGTGTACGTGGGCGAGGTGAGACCGGTCTGGGCAGACCCAGTAACCGGTGATGTGAGAGAGATCGTCACAAAAGCTCCTTCGTCTCTCGACGATGGTGTGGGGGTAACCCCGGGCTAAGTTAAGCACGTTTACGCATACGCGCAAGCGCGCCGATATTAAGCCACTTCGTGTCGCTACCCGGGAGTTTAAATCGCAAGTCGTCCAGACCAATCTGAACGCCTTCGATCGACTCGCGGAGAAAACGAACGTACTGGCCAGTTACACCAGACCCAGTGACATAACCACTCCAAAGGCGTGACCCGTAATTGTTGGTTACAAGGATTGGGTTGAAAAGAATCTCCGTTTTGGAGATACTCATCTTCCTAGTCGATTTGCAACCCCAAGCGAGCCACACCCAGCCAGTGGAAATGCCCTCAATCACCTTACCTACGTTGGTAAAGTAATCTACCAGAAAACTGTACGGAATGAGCTCCCAAACTGTCGGAAGGAAGTTTGACCAGCTAAGGCCAAGCTGTTCCGGGAAAGGGACGGGCTCATTTTGCGCACAGATGGCACCCTTATATATCACGCTGACCTCGTTGTTTAGCCAGTTCCTAACTGTCCAAACTAAAGGTCCGCCGATACTACTAGGGGATTGAGTAACGTCGACTGGCTCCGTTTTTTCACTAGTGCCACCGAGGGCCCGAATCGGCTTATGAACCCTGTAGGGGTCCAAAGAGGCTAACCGGGCAATATCCTCGATATCACTAATTAACGGCTTCCAGCCAAACTGGTACTCTAGCCAAGTATCCCGCACAGTCCTCGACTTGTTCTTGCTCCGGCGCGTACGTTTCTTAACGTCCGCGTAATACCGGTCAATCCCTTGTCGAAGTGCCTTTGCAGGACTACTTATCAGGCGAACAGTTTCCATCAACTCACCGAAAAAGACGCCGCCTTGGAAAGCGGTACGTCGACTCCGATATTTGTTAATGAAATCCTGTCGGGCATAGTAATCTGCCTTTGACGCACTGAAACCAAGAGGGTCCTGGGGAAGAATCCCCAAGTTCCATTGGTCGACGTAATACGTCACAGGCGCACCCGTTATACTCTTCTTCGGATCAGAGAAGGTCGCAAACGCTCGAGTTGGACAGTCGAAGAGATCAAAATGATCATATGAGTAACCCGTAGTAGCGTTTAAGCCATTCCGGATCAACCATCGCCATTTAGGATTCTTCACCGTCACACGGGAGTTAGTCCACGTCCTCTTGAAGTTCGAAGTCGATTGACCGTCAAGTTTGCCGCCTTCGTAACGGAAGTTACGGATTTGGTAGGGAACTGAGTGGTCAGTAGTTTCGACGGGCACGATACTGTCTCCGGCAGCCCCCGTTAGGGGGAGAAGTAGCCAACCTTCCGGTTGCCTAGGCGAATGCCATAGCCCCGAAAGGACATCTCACATTATAACCAAACGGCTCTATACGATTTACTATGTATAGATGCGCACGAATATTATTTCGTGTACCGCGTTGTCTCGGAACCGAACGATCCTCTGCTTTAACAAAGGCATCAGATCC